GATGTGTATGGACCTGGTGGAGGAAATGGTTGCCTTGCTGGTCCTTTAAATGTTAATATAACGGACGGGAGAAGTTAATGACATACGACGAATTAAAACAAAAAATTATAGACTACACAGAAGTATCAAGCAACGTATTTACAGATACTATTTTAAATGGATTTATTAATGATGCTGAATATAGAATTTTAAGAGAAGTAGACTCCGATAATAATAGACGTTACGCTACAGCTAATTTAATTGCATCTACTAGATTTATAGATGTGCCCACAAATTTATTAATTGTTAGATCCGCTCAGATTGTAGATTCGGATTTAGCGGATGGAAGCACCGACCAAAACAGAGATTTTTTACAGTTTAGAGACACTAGCTTTATGTCTGAATTTAATCCTACCGCAACCACAGGGGTGCCAAAATATTACAGCAACTGGGACGAAACTAGAATAGTAGTGGCTCCTACACCAAACGCAACTTACACTATTCAGTTAAATTATATCTTGAAACCAACTGGATTATCGAGTACAAATACCACTACATACCTAAGTAACGAATTTCCCAACGGCTTATTGTATGCTTGCCTAGTAGAGGCTTACGGATTTTTAAAAGGACCCGTTGACATGCTCCAGTTATATGATAAAAAATATGTCGAAGCAGTCAAAGGATTCTCAATAGAACAAATGGGAAGACGAAGACGAGATGAATACCAAGCAGGTGTTCCTCGAATAGGAAAACAATAAGGAGAAAACTATGGCTATAACACAAGCGATTGCAAACAACTTTAAAAAGTTACTACTAGAAGGTGATTCTAATTTTTCAAACTCAGGTGGTGATAAATATAAGTTAGCTCTTTATACTTCTTCAGCTACTCTAAACTCAGCAACTACAGCTTTCACTGCAACAGGTGAAGTTACATCAGCTAACTATACATCTGGTGGTGGCGCACTTGTTAACAACCCAACTTCTTTAACAGCTGGTGTTGCAAGAGCAGACTTTGCTGACTTGTCATTTCAAAACGTTACTTTGACAGCTAGAGGAGCTTTAATTTATAACACATCATCTGCTACTACTAACTCTGCAGTTTGTGTTTTAGATTTCGGAGCAGATAAAACAGCTACTTCAGGTACGTTTACAGTTCAGTTTCCAGCACCAACATCAACAGCAGCGATTTTAAGAATCTCTGGTTAAATAGGAGGTAAACTCCTATGGCATCTGGATCTTGGAATACTCAAACTTGGGGCCTTGGTACTTGGGGAAAATTAGGTGATGTTGATGCTCCTGTAACTGGACAAGCCTTAACTGCGTCTTTAGGAAATGAATCTGCTAAAACAGATGTTATACCTATTCCTACTGGACTTCCGCTTACTACAGCTACCACAACTCCAACAGTTCTAATTGCAGTAAAACCTCCTATAACAGGAATTGCTATGACGGCAAATTTAGGAACAGCGGATGCTGGCCCTGATGCTATGCTGACAGGTAATGCAATGTCTATGGGTCTTGGAACTGTAGATGCCTTTAACACTACAGGTTGGGGTAGACTTCAATGGGGAATAAATTCTTGGGGAAGACCAGGTATTGATGTATCAACATCTGTTACTGGGATAGCTATGAGCGCAGCTTTAGGTTCGCCACAAGAAGTTAGTGGTGATGCAACTATTGTTGCAAATACTTTAAACGTAGCACAATTAACTCTAGGTGTTGTTGACCCTGCACCAGATGCAATGATCACAGGTAATGGAGCAATTTTATCTTTGGGTACTCTTGGAATGCAGGGAGACGTTGCTCCTAGCGTAACAGGGATAGCAATGAGTGCTAATTTAGGGACTGCAACCGTTGACTTAAACACACCTGTAGATATTACAGGAATAGCATTAACAGCAGCTTTAGGAGATGAAACTACATTTAGTGATGTTACAGTAGATACAACTGGTTTTGGATTGACTACAACACTAGGAAGTGGTAATGCTCTTATCTGGAACGATGTAAATACCGGTTCCGCTCCAATAGATCCTCCAGGCTGGAGAGAAGTCGTTGCATAAAGAGTTTGACACTTTCTCTTTATTTTAATAAAATAAACGATATAAGGAATTTAATATGGCAAATTCAACATCAGCAAACTTAAAATTAACAGTTCAAGCAACTGGAGAAAACTCAGGAACTTGGGGACAAATTACAAATACTAACCTTTTAATTTTAGAACAAGCAATCGGTGGTTTTACTAGTTTTAATATAACTAACGCTGCAAGATCTTTAACTTTTACTAATGGTGCTTTATCCGATGGTAAAAATGAAGTAATAAAATTAACAGGGACTTTAGCCTCTAATTTAACAGTTAGTATTCCAAACTCAGTTGAAAAAACTTACCAAGTACAAGACGCATGTGATCATGCTGGAAATACTTTAACTTTTAAAACAGCTTCAGGTACAGGTGTATTATTATGTGAAGGAAATAATTACACCTTATATTCTGACGGAACAAATGTTGTAAAACTTCATGAACAAAGAAACTGGAGAGCAGTATCAGCAGCAGAAACAGTTCAAGCTGGTGCTAAACTTTTAGTAAATACAAATGGTGGAGCAGTTACAGTAACGCTTCCAGCCTCACCTGCTACAGGAGATGAAGTACATTTTGTAGATCAAGGTTATGATTTCAATACTAACGCATTGACTGTTGGTAGAAACTCTTCTAATATAGCTAATGCAGCATCTGATCTTGTAGTTAATACTCAAGGTGCAGCTTTTGGATTAGTATATTCAGGCGACGCTACAACAGGATGGACTTACACGGAGAAATAATATGTCAAATTACGAAGCAACTAAATACGATTTTGATGGAGCAAACCTTACAGGTATCGAAGGTATTCCAACAGCCACTATTGTGCCATGGTCTTCTGCGTCCGTACCATCTGGATTTTTAGAATGTAATGGTCAAGCAGTTTCAAGATCAACTTACGCTGCTTTATTTGCAATAGTAGGTACAACTTACGGAGCTGGCGATGGTTCCTCAACTTTTAACGTTCCTGATTTACAAGATAACGTAGCAGTTGGAAAATCTAACAACAAATCTTTAGCATCAACTGGTGGAGCAAACACTGTAGCTCCAACTGGAAACGTTGGTGGATCAACAGCTAATGCAACATTATCAACAGCACAACTTGCATCTCATAGTCACGGTTTTACATCGGGAGATTCCGCACCTTATGAGAATAGTAGGCTCAGTTCAGGTGGAGGAGTTGGTTCTACTAAAAACTCAAATAACGCTGGTTCAGGTTCAGGTCACTCACACAATATGAGTGCAACATTTTCAGGGGACGCAACTTCGGTTGTTCAACCATATTTAACAGTGATATATATTATTAAGACGTAGGAGAAATTATGGCAACAAACGCAACATGGACAGTAGTATTAGAAGACAAGATGGTTATCAAACAATCTGGTGATGCAGCGGGAACTTCATATGTAATTTCTGATAATGATTTTTGGGGACTAGCTAAATGGAATAATATTTGGGCTATTCAATATGGAACATCAAATCCAAGTGACACTGTAGAATACAGAGATGGCACTCCACACTCTACTTGGGAAGATGCAAATTTAGGTGACTTTCAAGACTTCATTACTAGATGGGACTCAGCTCATTTAGCTCAATTACAATCTGATTGGGATAATGATAATGTGGACGGTGAAAGTGAATCTGATAAAGTCGCTAGATTAGGTTCAAGACCTACATCATACTCATCGTAACAACATCCAAGAAGTAAGAATATATTTTTCACCTGATAAAGGTGGATTACCTCTATGTACATATGGAAAACCAGCCGGCCATATAACTATTCTACCTGTTTTAGGTTGAACTCTCTTTGAAAAATGTAAAAATTCTGTTTCTCCACCCTCTTCAACATCGTTTAAATAAATACTAAAAACAAAAGCTCTAGGTTCATTATCAAACCCTTTACCATGTTCAAGGTGCCAAACATGATATCCTTCTGTTGGTAAAGTTTTTTGAATTTTTAAACAAGTAAAATAAAAAGGAACTCCATAAGCATCTTTAGCTCCTACATTTTGAACGTAATGATTCCAAGCTAAATCAAAATTTAACATCATTGGTTTTAATTCTTCCCACCAAACATCTATGTTATGTCCAGAAGCAAAAAATTGTTGATCTTGTTTGTGTAATATTGAAGAGTGTTCTCCACTTATTCTATTAACCGTATTATTAAATTTATTTTGATCTTCATATAATTTAATAGCTTTGTTACATTCTTCTTCGGTTATGTAGTTATCGTACACACCTATAAAATTTGTTATATTAACTGTTTTATCTTTCATTTACTTTATTTTTTTTCAATTAGTTTTTTAATATCAGGTAACCATGCATATTTCAAGGTAGAATTATCCATCATGTATTTTAAATCAATTAAAGTTTCTACTATAACATGACCTGGAAAATTTAAACTTGTGTTTAAAAGAATAGATCCGGAGGCTTTTAATAAATTATAATAATTTTTATTTTGTTTTTTATTTACTGTTTGAATTCTACTACTGCCATCTATTGCAGAAACATTAGGTAAAGGAATTTTATTTTTAAAAGTATATAACATGTATGGAGATGAAAAATTTTTATCTATATTAAAATAATTAGAAGCTTCTTCTTCTATAATACTTGGAGAAAAAGGTCTATACCATTCTCTTTTTTTAATAGCATTAATTTTTTTTATAGCATTTTTATTATCAGGATTAATTAACAAAGACCTATTTCCCAAACCTCTTTGTCCTTGTTCAGACCTACCTTGAAATAATGCAACAGGATTATCTTTAAGTATTTCAGAAACTTTATTTTCATCACTATCTGATATTTTGTATTCTTTAAATAAATATAAATAATCATAATTCGGTTTTGGCCCTAAATACACACTGTTTATTTTTTTTAACTTTCCTTTTAAATAAAAATTTAAAAGACCTAGAGAAATACCAGAATCTGTACAAATCGGATCTATATTAAAATTTTTGTAATTTAAAAAATTAGAATTAGCTAAAATATTTTGAGCACATCCACCGGTATAATTTACATTTTCTAATGGCATTTTTTCTTTAATTTTTTTTTCAAATGTTTTTTGAAAAGTATATAAAATATTTTGAGTATTTTTATCATTTTTCAATGTAGTTAATTTATTTTTTAAAATGTTATCTATACCCACTTTTTTATTTCCATATTGTGAAAGTGCCATTGTTTTTCCACATTGTTGAAATGCAAAAATATATGGTTCCTGTAAAAGATTACCAGTTACATGAGAATAAGAATGTCCTAAACCATCTGAAGTAACTTTTATTTTTTTAAAATCATTATTGTATAAAGATTCAGATTCAAGATTATTAGTTTCTTCAACAAGGGACCCTGCTCCATCTATGACGACATAGTTTTTATTATTTCCTAAAGTGGCTTTACTACAATAGGCATGATATAAATGATGATGTCTAGTTTTGTCATTTATGTAAAATTTAAATTCTGTTTCTTTTTTTGTTAAATTAAATCTTTTTAGAAAGTTCGTCCAAAATATTTCATGAAATATATGTTCTTGACCCCTTACATTTAAATCAGTAATTAAAACTATATCAAATTTTATATTCAAAGAACTTAAATAATAAAAAAAATTAGAGCATGTAGTTTCTTGACCTTTTTGTCTATTAAATCTATCAAATTGACAATGAACTAATAACTCATTATCTTTAGCTATTGAAAAAGCTCCATCATGACCGATGTGTGTAGAAAATATATACATTTATTTTATAAACATTTGCACGGATACTCGTGGCACGATTGGACTTAATACAGGATTAACTTTATGTTGAAGTGGAGATTTTATTATTACTAAAGAATTACCTACTACCGGTATGTAACCATGACCATTTTCACTTGTAAACATAAATTCTCCACCAAACTGAGTATTCCATCTATTATTAATATAGTATGTTGCTCCATATAGCCAACTGCTATCATCATGCCAATTAATACCTGCTCCTTTTTCCATATAATGAATATTAGCAGTAATATCTTTAATATCTTTTAATTGATAAAATTGATTGTGATGAGTTAAAGTCTTTAATTTTTCAAATGGTGGGTAATTTGATACACCTACTCTTTTTGGAGGGATTATATTATTTATTAATTTTTCTGACCATACACTTTTAGAGGTATGTAAATTTATATTTTTACGTTCTTTAAATATAGAATTATGAATACCTTTATAAATAGAATAGTTTAAAAAATTTTGTATGTAATAAAGTTTATCAGGAATTGAATATACTAATTTCATTTGATTCTATGCTTTAAATCTGATATTTTATGGTCAAAGGACATTATATTGTATCTTTCATTCTTTTAAAAACTAATATATAACACAATTATGGCCTTAAAAAAAGTAGATTTTGCACCTGGTTTTAACAAACAAAGCGTACCCTCAGCCCTCCCTGGAAAATGGGTAGATGGTGATTTTG